CTCGATCACAAGCTCGAGTGTTGTACGTGTGAGTGACATATCGTACCTCCGTTATGTCAGGTTACCGTTTCGGCCTTTTGGCCTCATCAGCGGCAGCACACACTGCCGGACGGTGGGGGCCGAAGCCCCCGGCCCTCATTCCTTGAGGACCACGTTGTTCTCGTCTAGAACCTCGATCCAGACCTTTGCCCCGCATGACAGCGGCTTGTCGGGGCTGTAGACCAGCCGGCAGCGGCCCTCAATCTCGACCTCGCTGGCGTATCGATTAGACTTGCCTGCCTTGACGGTGAAGACCGGGTTCCGGTCTCCTGTCTTACCGTTGGCGCGGATCACGTGCTGGTTAACGTGAATGCGAGTGATAGCCATTGTTTCCCTCCGTTGGCTGGGTGGGGGGCCGAAGCCCCCCGGTTGGTTAGCGGATGCCTTTGACATGGCGCTTGACGTTGGTGACCTTCTTGTTCTTCTCGAAGGCCGCTTCACCGTGAAGCTTGATGTAGTCGGCCTTGGATGGGGCTGACTCGCGGACGGTGTCTTCGACAATCATGAACCGCTGGTCGTTGTCTTCGAGGATGCCGGTCTTCAGTGCGTCGATCTCTGCCTTGATCAGTGCGGCGGCGGTTGCAAGCTCTTGCCAACGCTTGACCTTGTCGGCCTTGCGGTTGGTGGTGATCAGGTCGGTGACCTGCTGCTGAAATTGTGTTGCCATTGTGACCTCCGTGTCGTTGGCTGTTTCGATACCTGAAAGGTATCCCGACCCAGATGGGAATGTCCAGCACTAAAATGGGATAAAATAAAAAAAGATAACTCATTTTGAGCGCGGGTTCGGGGGTTACTGGGCCGGGTTACTGGTCCCGCCGGCATGGCTCGGACCCCCCACCCCCTAGATTTCGGGGGTCTAGGCGCTGTCGTGTCGTGTCGTGTTGGGTTGATAAATTCATTGGAAGATATTATCGTTCGGGCATGTCCGGTGCTCTCCACACGATTCCCGATCACGATCTGCGTGAACTGCTGCTGCTAGAAGAGCAGTTAAAGAAACTTGAAACCCGCGAAGCCGCACAGACCAGCTTCATGGCGTATGTCGATCATGTGTATGATGGGTTCATTGTTGGCCGGCATCACAAAATCATTGCAGAAAAGCTCGAGCGCATAGCATCGGGTGACTTGAAGCGTTTGATAGTCAACATGCCGCCTCGTCACTCAAAGTCCGAGTTTGCTTCTTATCTTATGCCGTCCTGGTTCCTTGGCAGAAATGCAAAGTTAAAAATCATTCAGGCTACAATGAACACGGAACTTGCTGTAAGATTCGGACGTAAGGTCAGGGATCTTATTGCGGATCCGATATACCACGAGATTTTTCCAGACACTGACCTGAAACCGGACAGCCAAGCAGCAGGTCGATGGGAGACCAGCGCAGGCGGGGAATATTTTGCAGCCGGGGTGGGTGCTGCAATGACTGGTCGTGGTGCTGACCTTCTTATCATTGATGATCCGCATTCGGAGCAGGATGCTCTGTCCTCGACAGCGTATGACCACACATATGAATGGTACACATCTGGCCCTCGTCAGCGTTTGCAGCCGGGTGGATCGATTATCATTGTCCAGACACGGTGGTCCAAGAAGGATCTTACGGGCAGGTTACTGCAAGCACAGGGTAACGACACGATGTCGGACCAGTGGGAGGTGGTTGAGTTTCCGGCCATCATGCCATCGGGGGAACCGCTCTGGCCTGAATTCTGGAAAAAGGACGAGTTACTAAAAGTCAAAGCTGCACTGTCCGTGGGCAAATGGAATGCACAGTGGCAGCAAAATCCCGTGTCCGAGGAAACCGCTGTTATTAAGAGGGAGTGGTGGAACGAGTGGGAAGAAGAGGACATTCCGAATTTAGATTATGTGATTCAGTCGTATGACACGGCGTACAGTAAGAAGGAGTCGGCTGACTTTTCTGCTATTACGACGTGGGGTGTATTCGAGCCGCACGGCAACGGTGATCAGCATTTGATTCTATTAGACGCGAAACGTGGCCGTTGGAACTTTCCTGAGTTGAAGCAGATTGCACAGGAAGAGAATGAGTATTGGGAACCTGACATGATGTTGATTGAGGCCAAGGCGACTGGTACACCTTTGGCTGACGAGATGCGGTTACTGAATTTGCCTGTAATTACGTTTGCTCCGGGGCGCAAGAAGGGCGGCGGGGGTCTTGATAAGATGACCCGCATGCATATGGCTTCGCCCATATTCGAATCAGGAAAAGTATGGTATCCTGCCGCGCAGAAGTTCGCGGATGAGGTAATCGAGGAAGTAGCTTCGTTTCCAAATGGCGATCATGATGACTTCTGTGATAGCATGACAATGGCCTTGATGCGGTTCCGTCAAGGTGGTTTTATCAGTTTACAGGGCGAAGAGCTAGAAGACTGGCTGCCGTCCAAGAAGCGAGAGTATTACTGATGTCCAAGTTTAAAACACCCAAGGCTAGAGAGTTACGCCGCCGGCAGTTGAGTCGGTCGGGTTACGACAAGGATATGATTGACGAGATTATTGAGCTTGAGTTTGATCTCGACGGGGCGCAGGCTCCGGGTACGCCTTTGCCGGGTAAGGATTACAACACAGGTGGTGTGGTTAAGGGGTTTAGCCCGATTGCTCGACCACAGAAGTTTCGGGGTATTTTTTAGTGGCTGAGACAGCGGAAAAGAAAATAGAGAAGGATCTGAAGACCCTTCCGAAGTCTGTTCCGACTCCGAAGCCGCTGAACTATGTTGGCAATCCGGATGCCGAGGTCCAAGCTACACGGTTCGGGAACCTAGAGCTTCGCGCCGATTTAGAAAGCCGTTTGGCTTTGTCTCCTGTAGCTCAGTTAGGTTATGACATTATCGAGCGCGGGTTACTGGAGCCGACGGCTGGTGAGATGGGCGGGGACATTGTGCCTCGGTTTGGTGGTGGAACCAGTGTTAAGGGGCTAATGCTTCCTTCCGCAGAATTAAACCCGGCGAGGGAAGACACTCCTACGGGCCGAAGATTTTTTGATGCGGATGTATTTAAGGCTGACCCAGGGGGTTCTGGTCTTAGGTACATGGCCCGCGATCTTGATCGTTTTGGCAAGGGGATTGAAGGTCTTTTGTCCTCGGACCGTGGTTCTACTGTTATTTACGACTCGGATCAGCCGAAGACAGAAATAAAAGACGGCAAGGTTGTTGATGTCCCCGGTACGATTGACAACGACTATTCTTTGAATACGTTGATGGAAGAGTTGGCGCATGTTGGTGTACGCGAGTTAGAGCGCAGGGGCATGGATGTTCGCAGTCTTCGTACAGAAGAGAATGCGATGGATATGTTGCAGGCTGAGTTAGCGCTGAGTGAGGGCATGATGCCAAAGAGCGATCAGCAGGTTAGTGACATGTCTGTAATGAAAAACAAGTATATGAGCATTCCTCGGAATGTGCTGGAAGATTACAACGAAGCGGCTTTGGCTGTTTTGGATGAACGTGGTGTTCCGCGCCGCGCTGTTCCAAAGAAGCAAGAGACGGGTATGGTAGACAGTATGTTAAACTTTTTTGGATTGAAATAAATGGCACTTCCTCCACAGATGGTTGATATGGCAATGGGCGCTGGTGGTCCGGCGGAACCTATGCCTGAAGAGATGATGGTGGAGTTACCCGCCGAGGACATGCTTCCAGAGGGCGTTGAGATGGCCGGCATGGAAGAAATGATCGAGGTCCAAGCTGCACTGTACGATCACAGTGCGAACTTGGCGGAGATCCTTGACGACTCGGTCCTTGGTTCGTTGTCCTCGGACCTTCGTGACAAGATCGAGGATGACAAGGAATCACGCGAGGACTGGGAAGAGGCGATTGCCAGCGGCTTGAAGTTGCTTGGTGTGAATTACGAGGAGCGCAGTGATCCGTTTCTTGGTGCTAGTGGTGTTCATCATCCGTTGTTGAGTGAGGCTGTTACGCAGTTTCAGGCGCAGGCTTATAAGGAGATGTTGCCAGCGGGTGGTCCTGTAAAGGCGCAGATTCTTGGAACGCCGAACTCGGCACTGGAGGATCAGGCCCAGCGTGTTGAAGATTTCATGAACTATCAGGTTACTGAGATCATGGAGGAGTATGATCCGGACACGGATCAGATGTTGTTTTATTTACCGTTGACGGGGTCCACATTTAAGAAGGTGTATTTTGATCCGGGCAAGCAGCGGGCTGTATCGAAGTTTGTACCTGCGGAGGATTTGATTGTTCCGTATTCGGCGAGTGACTTGAACACAGCCGAGCGGGTAACTCATGTTGTTCGCATGACGGAGAACGAGCTTCGTAAGTTGCAGGTTGCTGGTGTGTACCGGGACGTGGACTTGCAGGCTGGAGATGATGATGATGAAGGACCGATTAGAGAGACTGGCAACGAGTTGCAGGGTATTCGTCCGTCGTATGGCGATGACGTTTTCACTCTTGTTGAGTGTCACACAGAGCTTGATCTGGAGGGTTTTGAAGACATTGGACCCGAGGGTGAGCCTACGGGTGTTAAACTCCCTTACATTGTCACTTTGGATGAAGATTCAGGACAGATTCTCTCGGTGGTGCGAAACTATAGAGAGGCGGATCCACTTCGCAGGAAGCGGCAATACTTCACTCATTTTAAGTTTTTGCCTGGGTTTGGCTTTTATGGCTTTGGCCTGTTACATACTATAGGAGGTTTGTCCCGTGCAGCGACCTCGATCCTTCGTCAACTCATCGATGCGGGGACTCTTTCGAATCTCCCTGCTGGGTTTAAGGCTCGTGGTGTTCGTATTCGCAACGACGATGAGCCGCTTTCTCCTGGCGAGTTCCGTGATATTGATGCTCCCGGTGGTGACCTTCGGAATGCTCTTATGCCCCTTCCATACAAGGAACCTTCTGGGACACTTGCTCAACTACTGGGCGTTATCGTCGATTCAGGAAGACGATTTGCACAAGTTGCAGATGCAAAGATCGCAGACGCTAACTCACAAGCCCCCGTCGGAACCACAGTTGCACTGATTGAGCAAGGCTCGAAGATCATCTCTTCGATCCACAAGCGACTGCACTATGGGCAAAAGCAGGAGTTTCGGTTACTTGCCGAGGTATTCGGGGATAACCCTGTACCTTACCCGTACTTTGTGGGACAGGGCGTAGCCGCTGACATTATGGCGCAGGATTTTGATGGTCGGGTAGACATTTTGCCTGTGTCGGATCCGTCTATCTTCTCAATGTCACAGCGTTTGTCGCTGGCACAGACCCAGATGCAGTTGGCGCAGGCCGCTCCGCAGCTTCACAATCAGTACGAGGCGTATCGTCGGATGTATGATGCGCTGGATGTGAAGAACATTGACGCGATTTTGCCGCCACCTCCGCAGCCGCAGCCTATGGATCCGGCTACAGAGAACGCTGCTGCTGTGAAGAACATGCCGTTTCAGGCATTTCCGCAGCAGGATCATGAGGCGCACATTCTGGCACATGCCATGTTCCTTTCATCGCCTGTGTCTGGGGCCAACCCACAAGCCTTCTTGCTGCTCCTCTCGCACGTGCAGGAGCACGTTGGTATGCTTGCAAGGGATCAGGTTACTGCATTCTTCCAGAACGCCATGCAGGAGGCTATGGCGCAGGGTGAGCCACCTGCACAGATTGACCCAGCTACGGTTGAGTCCGCGATTGCACAGCAGGTTAGTGAGATCATGCAGCAGATCATGCCGATGATCCAGCCGGCCCAGCAGCAAGATCCGTTGGTCGCGATTCGTCAGCAAGAGTTGCAGAACTCGCAGATGGAAATTCAGCGTAAGACAGCAAACGATCAGATGGACTTCCAGATTGATCAGGCCAAGTTGCAGCAAGCCTATGACTTGGCGCAGCAGCGTCAGGAGTTGCAGGAAGATATCGCTGGCGCACGTAACGATGTGAATATCTATCGCATCAACACACAGGCAGCATTGTCGAGGAACAAATGATTCAAGCATTGATAGGTCCGATTGCTTCTTTGGCCGGTACGTGGCTGGAAGGTAAAGTTGAAAAGACCAAGGCCGAGACAGGCGCAAAGGTTGCCAAGGCCAAGGCTGAAGCCGTCATCATGGAGAAGAAAGCCACTGGCGAGATCGACTGGGATCTTGAGATGGCACGTGGCAGTCAGTCATCTTGGAAAGACGAGTGGCTCGTAATTTTGTTCTCGGTTCCGCTCATTTTGAGCTTTATCCCGGGGATGGAGGGTGTAGTTGCAAATGGGTTTGAGCAGTTGGACAAGATGCCGGATTGGTATCAGTATTCCCTTGGTGTTATTGTTGCTGCTTCTTTTGGCGTACGTAGTGCTACCAAGTTTTTTGGTAAGAAGTGATGATCATGTGGGATATGCACAATCGCACCACATTAAAACAGGCGGAGAAGAATCGTGGCCGAAGTTACGATGGAAAGATTTCTGCGGTGGAAGATACTTCCCCGCTTGATGATGCTTATGATGTCAATATCGGCTTGGCGGGTAGTGGAGTGGTTTATGACTTTGCCGGATCCAACTCCAGCGCAGGCCGGTCTGGTAAGTGTAGTCACGGGGGCCATGACAGGTGCATTTGCGGTCTGGCTGGGCCACGAAAAAGAAAAGGTTAAGTAGATGGCACGTCCACGTATTAGGCAGTTTGCCGGTGACATGGGAATCGGTTATGATGATGCCAAGGATCTTATTAACAAGGGCCGGCGCCGCAAAGACGGTGGCTCTCAAGTGCTGGAGAGCAACATGAAAAAAATGCGTGGCTTTGAAAAAGGCGGCACAGAGAAGATGACGCGTCCTACACCTCTCTCAGAGTCGGACAAGAAATATCGGCAATACATGGGTGACCCTGATATTCCGGAGAACTACAAGGACGCCGTTCGGAAAAACCCGAGGCTGATTGATCCAGATCATCCGATAAACACAGAAGGACGGAGGCCGGGACCGACAAAGCCCACTCCAAAGCCGCCCGTCGGCGAAAGAGGTGAAGTACGCGCTGCCAGTGGCAAGTACATGTCCTGCCGTGGTGCGGGCAAAGCGATACAAGGCACCAGCTTTAGCGGAGTGAAGTAGATGCCGCCACCTAATAGAGACCCATACGGAATGTCCTTCGAGGATCGAGGGCCGACCAACTCGAGGCCGACGATGGACACACGTCCTGTGGTTGAAAGTTCGGGAACGGGCTACATGAGTCAGCCTGTATTTGAATCTGTGAAGGGGATCACTGATACTAACCCGTATGGCCGGGATGGATTTTTCAGTCGTGTTCTTGGGATTGATCCCAGTAAAATTAATTACACAGGAATGTCCCCCGAGGGCATTGCTAGTGTTCGCAACCTAGCTTACGACCAGTTTATGAACCCTTTGGACAGCAGGGGTCAGGTTCGCGGTATGCTGGACGAGGGATCTTTAACTAGGTTTGGTCCGGTGACCCGAGATCCAAACAGGCGCCCGGACCGAGGCATTGCTAGCATGCTGCCGATTGTTGGTCCGATGCTGCGTTTTGCAGACAGAGGAAGTGAACTTTCTGTCCCAGGTGCACAGTTCCCAACGGAAGCTGGACCCTCTTACGTTCCGGCAACGAGTGTGCCTATGGGGGTACAAGATAATCTTGTGCAGTCCTCTATTCCGACTACAACAAGCGTAGACGTTTTTGATGAATTGCAAGGACCGCCAGAGCTTCGGATGGATGAAATTGTGACTCCCGAAATGACAACAATTCAAGGTGTTTTTGATTTTCCGGGCACTGATCAGGACCGTAGATTTCAAAACTCAAGTATCGCGACAGGAACTGAAGCGTTATCTCCGGATAATCTTCTTGAAGCTTATTTAGAAAGGTTTCCACTTTACCGATGAAGATAGAAATCAAAATAATTCCTGACGGGTTAGATCTGGCGAAAGAGATTCAAGACGGCATGCCTGTTGATCGTATGGTTAATGCGGGCGGTGGTGAGGGGGAGTCTTGTCCTGCCGCTACGCAGGACATCGATCTCAACCTAGAAAACAGACAAAAAGCTATTGATGAATATGGTTACGGCCCGTTGAATCCAAACCTTGATGACACCGGCAAGAATGACAGCTTTTGGCAAAGCATAGCTGACACATTTAACACGGACATAGAGGCAGCGAAAGAAAGCCGCTGCGGCAACTGCGCTGCTTTTAATCTTACCTCACGCATAAAAGACTGCATCGCCAAGGGTATTGGCATGGATGATGGCGCGGATCCTTTTGAATCTGTTGAGGCCGGCGACATTGGGTACTGTCAGTTTTTAAAGTTTAAATGCGCTTCAATGCGTGTCTGTAATGCATGGGTCTCTGGTGGCCCCATAACAGATGAAAAAATGATGGCATAATGGATATCGTAGATTTTCTATCAAGGTATCAGAAAACCTTGCAAAACCGGGTAGATGATATTAGCATCTCCCTGACTAGCGGTGGCGCATCTGATATGGAATCATATCGTGCTATGGTAAGTGAGATTCAGGGGATCACTTACGCGCTAGAAGAATTACGCGCCCTGCTAAAAAAGGTGAATTATGACGACGCTTCTAGTCCCTGATCACGTTCTCCGGCAGCAGCAAGCCAAGAAAAAAGCTGAAGAAGAAGCCTCTAAAAAAACCGCCCTAGAAAGAGTTCCTCAACCGACTGGTTGGCGAGTTCTTGTTATGCCGTATAAAGGCAAGGACAAGACTGAGGGCGGGATATACGTTCCCGATCAAGCCAAGGACCGAGAAGCACGAGCCACTGTTGTGGCATATGTGGTTAAGGTTGGTCCTCTAGCCTATCAGGATCAGGACAAATTTGGTCCTGATTCCGAGCCGTGGTGCAAAGAGGGCGACTGGGTTTGTATTGGTCGTTACGCCGGATCGCGTTTCCAAATTGAAGGTGGCGAGGTTCGCATCATCAATGACGATGAGGTCATTGCAACAATCGTCGATCCAGACGATATCAAGACATACGGAGCATAGTATGCAAAACAATCTCGCAGAAGAGCAGGACGTAGAAATTCCTGAGACCGAGGATATCGAGGTCGAGCCGGTAGAGGAGCAGCCTGAAGCAGAGCAAGAGGCGGCTGACTCTGAAGGCAAGGAAGATGAGTTAGAGCAGTATTCAGAATCCGTTCAAAAGCGGATATCGAAGCTAACAAACAGATTCCGTGAAGAAGAACGGCAGCGCCAGGCTGCGATTGAATATGCGGAAGCGGTTCAAAAGCAGAACGAGGATTTAAAAAGCCGTTTGACCAAACTAGACGAGTCTTTTGTTGGCGAGTTTGGTAGTCGTGTTGAAGCTGATGCGGCGGCTGCTAAAGAGTCGTACAAGAAAGCGTATGAAGAGGGTGACGCAGACGGGATGTTTGATGCCCAGCAGCGCATTAGTCAGATTGCGTTAGAGCAGGCTCGGTATCAGGAAGCCAAGCGTCGTAACGAAGAACGACAGCAGCAGCCTGTGCAAGAAGAACCGGTGCAGCAACAGGCGCAGCAGCCGCAGGCTAAACCTGATCCGAAGGCCGAGGCGTGGGCATCTAAAAATGATTGGTTTGGCAATGACCAGACCATGACATACGCAGCTTTTGGTATTCACCGGCAACTTATTGAAGAAGAGGGGTTTGACCCCACGTCGGATGACTACTATAGTGAACTTGACAAACGTGTTCGCACGGAGTTCCCGCATAAGTTTGCGGAGACAAAACGCGACACTGGACCTAGAGTCGCTTCTGCTGGGTCCACGGCTTCCAAGTCGTCGTCAAAGGGGCGCAGAACAGTCAAACTGACTCCATCGCAGATTGCGATTGCGAAACGATTGAATGTTCCGCTCGAGGAATATGCTAAGTACGTAAAGGAGTAAGAAATGGCTGAAAGAACTACACGCGAAGCAAAGAGTCGCGCAAACACTCAGCGGCGTAAGCCCTGGGCACCCCCATCCAAGTTGGATGCACCTGATGCACCAATCGGTTTTAAGCATCGTTGGGTTCGAACCGCTCTTCGCGGCGAGGATGACCTGACTAACGTACACTCTAAGTTGCGTGAAGGCTGGGAACCAGTACGTGCTGACGAGTATCCCGACATGGGAGATCGCTACCCAGTGATCCAAGAGGGGAAGAATGCAGGAGTTATTGGTGTCGGCGGTCTTATGCTGTGCCGTATTCCTGAAGAAACGGTCGAGGAAAGAACTGAATACTATCGGGAGCAGACCCGCAATCAAATGAAAGCCGTTGATGAAAACCTTATGAGGGAACAACATCCCTCAATGCCTATCCACAACGATAGGAAAAGTCGTGTAACCTTCGGTGGGAAAAACTCCCCCGAATAACCTGTGAGGTGAACAGATGGCAAACGCCAATGTTGCATTCGGCCTAAAGCCGATAAATACTGCGGGTAGCACTCCAGCTACTTCCGGTACTAATGCATACTTCATCGACAGTGGTGCCTCCGCGATTTTTCAGGGTTCTCCGGTTAAAGCTGTAAATGGTGGTGAAATCGCCATTGGTTCTGCTACCGGTGACACTGTTAAATACGTTGGTGTGTTCGCTGGCTGTGAGTATGTTTCTTCCACTACTGGTAAGAAGGTCTTTTCCAATTACTGGCCTGGTTCGGGCGCCGACACAAACTTCGATATTATCGGACACGTGTACGACAACCCGATGCAGCGTTTCATAATTGCTACAGACGCTACTTTCACAGATCGCGCTACTGCAATCGCTTCTATCTTCGAGAATACTCAGCTTGATAGCGGTGCAAGCGGCAGCACAACCACCGGTAACTCCAGTGCTAAAATGGATGTCGCCACTCTCGACTCAAGCAACACATCTCTTCCTTTGAAGATTGTGGGCATTCAAGCCGACGTTGAGAATGAAGACTTCGCTGCCGCTGGCATTCCGATGATTGTAATGATCAACAACCATGCACTTCTGGGCGCTGACTCAGAAGCGGCAGCATCGTAAGGAGGGTAGTTAGTTATGGCTATTTCTCGCGCACAACTCGCTAAAGAGCTTGAGCCTGGCCTCAATGCCCTCTTTGGTATGGAGTACAATCGCTACGAGGGTCAGCATTCCGAAATCTTCGACACCGAGGCATCAGATCGGGCATTCGAGGAAGAAGTGATGTTGTCCGGATTCGGAGCCGCACCGGTTAAGAACGAAGGTGCTGGTATCTCGTTCGATGACGCTCAAGAGGCGTATACCGCACGGTATACACACGAGACTGTTGCTATGGGTTTCTCGATCACCGAGGAAGCTGTAGAAGACAATCTCTATGACCGCCTGGCATCTCGCTACACTCGTGCTCTGGCACGTTCAATGGCGCACACCAAGCAGGTTAAGGCAGCTTCTGTTCTTAACTCTGCGTTTACCGCAGGCGCAACTGCCGGTGGTGACGGTGTGGCACTTTGCGATGCTTCACACCCGCTGACAAACGGTGGCACTTTTGCCAACGAGCCGGGTACTGCCGCAGACCTGAACGAGACTTCTCTCGAAGACGCACTAATCAGCATCGCTGGTTTCGTCGATGAGCGTGGCCTTGTCATTGCCCTTCGTGGCATGAAGCTGATCGTTCCACGCCAGCTTCAGTTTGTAGCAGAGCGCCTGATGGTGTCTAACCTCCGCGTCGGCACTGCTGACAACGATGTTAACGCCCTCAAGAGCATGGGCATGCTTCCAGAAGGCTACGTAGTCAACGACTACCTGACCGACACAGATGCGTTCTTCATCAAGACGGATGCACCTAACGGCCTGAAGCACTTCGAGCGTATGCCGCTTGCAACCAACATGGATCCGGATTTCGATACCGGCAACATGCGGTTCAAGGCTCGTGAGCGTTACAGCTTCGGCTTCTCTGACCCACGTTGTGTGTTCGGTTCACCCGGCGCCGCGTAAGGTCACAAAAATCCTCCCCACTGGGGGCCGCGATTGCGGCCCCCTTTTTTTTAGGGTACTATGCGTAAGTCCCTGACAGATTCATTGTGGATCTGACACTAGCCACGACAGGAGATCTAAATGGCTACAACTACTTTTTCTGGTCCTATTAAGGCCGGAACCATTAAAAACACTACCGGCACAACACTCGGCAGCAACATTGCTAATGTTGGTCAAGTTGTTATGGCTCAGACTTTTTCAGCAGATCTTTCCGGGGGCGCTCTTGCCGCATCCGTTACAGATGTTGTTATTCCAGCAAACTCTCAGATCATTGACTGCGTGATTGATGTAATCACCGCAGCCAATACCACAACCAACCTGAGTGTCGGAGATACTGTGGGTGGAGCGGCTACAGTTCTGAACACATTTGCAAGTGGCACAACTGCTGGCCGGAAGTATCCGACAACCCAAGCTGGCGCAGCATTGGCTTGGCAGGACACTGGTACAACGGACATTCGTCTTACTGTAACTTCTTCTGCTTCGACAAATGCAGGTCTTGTTCGTTTTACAATCCTGTATCAGCAGAACAACAACCTTGCTTAATAGGAGAGCACAATGGCTGCTTCTATCACAGCAAAGACTGCTACAGCGACAGGCACATTGCAGGGCGGTAGAACCCGCTTAAAGGCGTTCTACGTAAAGACCGCTGCCAGTGGTTCGCCTGCTGTTGTGTTTAAGAACGGAAGTGGTGGTTCTACATTGCTCTCGATGGTGTTTCATACATCAGACGACAATCAAATCACCATACCGGATCACGGTATGATCTTCGATGATGAGTGTCACGTGACACTAACCAACGTGGATTCTATAACCGGGTTCTTTGGTTAATGGCCAAGAAGAAAAAAACGGTTAGCCTTTCAGTGAAGCGGGGGGAAAAACTCCCCGCTTCCAAAGGCGCTGGGCTTACGGCTAAAGGCCGATCTAAATACAACAGGGCAACAGGTTCTAAACTAAAAGCACCCCAGCCCGGTGGTGGTAAACGTCGCACATCATACTGCAAACGATCTGCGGGTCAGATGAAAATGCACGGGATTAGCTGCAAGAAGACGCCGAAAAAGCGTATTTGCGCGGCGCGTCGGAGATGGAAATGCTAGATGAAAAGACCTTGGTTAAAGCCGGTGTTATTGGTTTTGGGGGCGTGGCTCTTTCTCTTGTGGTTTGGATCCTCACGACACTAATAGAAGTCGATAAGCGCACGGCGGTTATTGTGGTTAAGGTTGAATCTAACCACAAGATGTTGACCCCGTTATGGGAAGATTACGTTCGGAGACAAAGAAATGGCGATGTCGCGTGGTTCGATGAGGCAGCAAATATCCAAGCCTCCACAGAAGAAAAAATGGACCAAGGCTCGTAAGGCAAAAGTGAATTGCAAGCGTCCTAAAGGGTTTAGTGAAAAAGCGCACTGCGCCAGTAAGAGGAAACGAAGGAATGGCTAAAGATGCATGCTATCGCAAAGTTAAGGCAAGATATAAGGTTTTCCCGTCGGCGTACGCAAGCGGGGCCATCGCCAAGTGCCGTAAGGTCGGAGCCGCAAACTGGGGCAACAAAAGCAAAAATAAAACCAGAAAAGCCGCCGCTGGAGGCATCACCGAGCAACGTGCCAAACGTCCGTTCCGAGGAAACCTAGAGTCCAACCAAGTTGTGGCTCGAGGTTGTGGCGGTGTTATGAACGGACGGCGGAAGAAGACACGCTGCTCTTAACAATGATACATGCATTTTTGTTGTTTGTGTTTGTTGGGATAGGAGAAGAAAAGAAGCTGGTAAGTAACGACATGTACTTTCGAAATCTTGATGAGTGTACGTATTTTGCTCGACAGCTTCACAAACAAGGTCAGAAGATCACCGCCTATTGTGTGCCTCGGCTGGTTGATGAAGATACGAAGGTTTATTGATGGATCCCATATCAGCAATGGCAACCGCTTCAGCGGCATTTTCGGCTCTAAAGAAGGGCTTTGCTGTTGGTCGGGATATCGAGGCGATGGCGTCTGATCTTTCTCGCTGGATGGGCGCTCTGTCCGATTTGGACCAGATGGAAAGAGAGGCAAAAAACCCCCCAATTTTTAAAAAGCTGTTTGGTGGTCAAAGCGTCGAGCAAGAGGCCATAACGACTTTTGCTAACAAGCAAAAGGCGCAGCAGCAGCGCTACGAGCTACAGCAGTGGATTTCTTTGACGATGGGCAAGTCAAAATGGGATCAACTCGTGGCAATGGAAGGTCAAATAAGAAAGAGACGCAAAGAGACGTTGTATCGTCAGCGTGAGCGACGACGTAAGTTTGTAGAGATTGTAGCGTGGATTCTGTTTTCCGGAATTGGTGTCGCGGCTTTGTTGACTTTCATACTACTGTTAAAAGCGCACTCGGCTAGCGCTGATCAAATGGTTACTTGTCGTAAGGTGAAGTGTGAAAAGCTGGAAAACAGAGAAATGATTTGCGTGTTTCGAGGTGCAAACAATACGATTGAGTCTCAATTTTTCCAGTACCTGGAGTTTGTGCCAAATGAATATCAGTGCAAGTATGATCCGAATGCAAAAAAAGACATGACAATACAAGAGAGTCTTGAACAAATACGAAAGTCGAGAGACTGAGATGGCTGTACGTAAAACCAAAAAGGGATTGGCGTTAAAGCGCTGGTTTAAAGAGGATTGGAAAGATGTACGCACTGGCAAGGCGTGTGGCAGAAAAAAGGGTGAAAAGCGTGGCACTCCTTATTGTCGTCCTTCCAAACGAGTTTCTTCTAAAACTCCTAAAACATCGTCAGAAATGACAGCGGCTGAAAAGCGTAGTAGAATCAGTCAAAAGAAACGCATTGGACAGCCCGCCGGCAAGCCTCGGCGTGTAAAATCACTGAAGAGGAGAAAGAAACGTGGCTAAAAAATTTCCTGACCTTAACAAGGACGGCAAAGTTACCAAGGCTGATATATTGAAGGGTCGAGGTGTTCGAGGTTTCAACCACGGCGGAGCTATGTGTTCGCCACGTAAAGAAGCCGCTGGTGCCATGACAATGCCGACTCGTAATGCAACTCGCACGAATACTTGAAGATTGGATTTTTGACGAACTATGCAAGCCGGATGAATTTGTAAACGGTAACGCACTCTGTCCTTTTGCGCGAAACGCATGGCTGTCTGAAAAGGTTAAGACACGAGAAGAAGTTGGTGATATTTGGGATGCGGTGTACGAGGAGATCGCCACGTTCGACGACACATATCAAGTGGTGGTGTGTGGCAACTATGGAGACAAATACACTTATGACGACCTAGAGGCAGGTTGTTTCGCATTGAACGGTTGGTTGGCTGCGACAGGTGTTGATATCTGGCTGCTATCGTTCAAGGACAAGGGGCTGAACATGATATTTGTGCAGCGTCTTACAGACCTCGACAATGCTAGTGCAAAGCTGGAGCGTCTGCATTACTATGTTAACTATGACCCAGACGACTACCACCGTCTGGTTGAAACTCGAAAACAGAGGAGAGTTCAATATGCCGGGAACAAAAAAACCAATGCGTAAAATGCGCGGTGGCATGGGCATGAAGAAAAAGGCAATGCGCGGTGGCGGTGCTATGATGAAGAAGCCTGTCATGGCAAAGCGTGGCAAGGCAATGCGGACGAAGAAGTAAATGGCTACTTCCGGATCCAGAGATTTTGATCTCGATGTAGCAGAGATTATTGAAGAAGCGTATGAGCGATGCGGTCTTGAGGTTCGCACCGGTTATGATGCGCGTACGGCTCGGCGTTCCTTGAACCTAATGTTCGCAGACTGGGCTAACCGTGGCTTGAATCTGTGGACCGTGAAACAGGCAACACAGGCTCTGACTTCTGGCACGGCGACGTACGCCTTCAATACCACGTACACTGACCTGCTGGAAGTTGTGCTCCGCCGCAGCAGCGTAGACTATCAACTCGACCGAATGTCGAGAGGCGAGTACCTGTATCTTCCCAACAAGTCGCAGACTGGACGCCCGAGTCAGTATTACTATAACCGGCAGACCACTCCAGAGGTTACACTCTGGCCCACACCGGACAGTTCCGCCGACAGCATTGTGTATTACTATGTGCAGCGTATCGAAGATGCAGATGCATTGGTAAATACCACGGATGCACCGTTTAGGTTTTTGCCGTGCATGGTCGCTGGACTTGCATACTATCTTGCAATGAAGAAAGCGCCGGAACGTGTGCAGCTTTTGAAGGTGGTTTACGAAGAAGAGTTTCAACGAGCCGCCGATGAAGATGAAGACCGTGTGGCTCTCAAGCTACAACCAAGCATTCAGTATTTGAGGGTGAACTAATGGCACGTTTTGCTTCAGGAAAAGACGCCTGGGGCTATTCAGACAGATCCGGATTCCGGTATCGTCTTCGAGAAATGGTGACAGAGTGGAATGGTTTCAAGGTTGGCCCTGACGAGTTCGAGCCGAAGCATCCACAACTTGGTCCAATCAAAGTGGGTCCGGATCCGCAGGCGCTGCATGACCCTCGCCCGCGTACGACACTGGATCCTGTAACTGTGCGATTTCCAGTGTTTGACCTAGTGTCGGTGCAGTTCGTTCCTGTACCTTTTGCACAAGTAAAACTTGGCAACATATCGATTTCAGGGGCGGTGCCCGTTCAGCCAATCACGGTGACGCTAACAAGTGTTTCTGCAACTATTAGCCTTGGTTCTTTGTCTGTAAGCGTATCCGTAGCATCGACCTTTGACTCAACAAGTATTACACTTGATTCTAGCAACAAGACTTTTGACGAGGGTTAAATGGCAAAGCAAGCAGTAGGGATAGGGTCGAGCGCTAATGATGGCACCGGAGACACTCTCCGTGCTGGCGCTGACAAGATAAACGATAATTTCAATGAGATTTACGCCGCGCTAGGAAACAGTTCCAGTGTATTGACTGACATCATAGATGCTAATGGGCTTTTTGATGTAAGTTCTGGCGCTAACAAGATCGTATTTTACTATGCCAGCCTAAGTGATTTACCTAGTGCATCAACTTATCATGGGGCCGTGGCTCATGTTCACGCTACAGGCGGCTTCTATTTTGCTCATGGCGGTGTTTGGATAAGGCTGAATGATGAAACCACGGGGCCAGTGACAAAGTACACTGCTGGCACTAGCGGAAGCTCGGCCTACACATTTACTGGTCCGGGCGCCACTTCAGGTAACAACCCAAATTTTACCTTTTATAAGGGGCATACTTACTTGATCGACAATACGGCTAATGTAAGCAGCCATCCTTTGCAAATTAGAACATCTAATGGTGGATCTGCCTTTACAACAGGCGTGACAGAGAATTACAACTCAACAACTGGGCTGACTCAGTTTATCGTTCCGCATGAGCCAAGCGACACATCTTTGGTGTATCAGTGCACTAACCATAGCAGTATGGTCGGGAACATAACGATAGTGTAGGAATATTTAATATGGCTATAACAACAGCAGTTTGCACGAGTTTCAAGAAAGAGCTTCTTGAGGGTGTTCATAACTTTGCGGGTGGAGGAGACACCTTTAAGGTTGCGTTGTACACAAGCAGCGCAAGTCTTGACGCAACCACCACGGCGTACACAACCAGTAATGAGGTGAGCGGAACTGGTTATAGTGCGGGTGGAACTACCCTGACGGTGGTGGCCCCGACAACGAGTGGGACAACAGCCTATGTGGATTTTAACGATGTGACCTTCTCAAGCTCAACGATTACAGCGCGGGGTTGTCTAATTTACAATAGTAGCGACTCAAACAAAGCTGTTGCAGTGTTTGACTTCGGCTCTGATCAAGCGTCCAGTAGCTCAAACTTCACAATCATTTTCCCGACAGCGGACGCAAGTAGCGCAATTGTAAGGATTGCTTGATGGCTTTTACATATGCACAGCTAAAAACAGCCATTCAAGATTACACAGAAAACACAGAAACGTCTTTTGTGACAAACCTTGCTACTTTCATTCGAGGAGCAGAAGACCGTATTTTTAAACTGGTGGATCTTGAGATCTTTCGCAAGAACGCCACTAGCTCTTTGACGCAGAATGATCCCTATCTGTCGGTGCCTACCGACTATCTTTCATCTTTTTCTTTGTCCGTTACGAACAGTAGCTCAAAAGAGTTTCTGCTTCAGAAGGACGTAAATTACATTCAGGAGTATAACCCGAATCCGGCGACCACAGGAACGCCAAAGTATTATGCTTTTTTCGATGCGGACAATTTCATTGTAGCGCCAACCCCCGACAGCAACTACGCCGTTGAGCTTCACTACTATTACAGGCCGGCGTCTTTGACTGCTGGCAGTGATAGCGGGACCACCTGGTTGAGCGACAACGCACCAAATGCCTTGCTTTACGGTTCTTTGGTTGAGGCGTATATATACATGAAGGGCGAACAAGACATGCTTCAGATGTACGAAAAACAGTTTACTGAGGCGATGACCAGGATTAAGGATCTGGCGGAAGCTAGAGAAAACAGCGATGCGTATCGCAGAGGTCTGCCAGATCGGCCTCGTACATAAGGAGTAGAAGACATGGCAACGTCAAACGCAGCAACCACCTACATGGAGCATGCACTATTGCAGTTCCTGTTTAAGAACAACGCGGAGAGTTTTGCAACTCCGGGTAACAGCATCTATGTCGGCCTTGCAACCGCCGTATCTAGCATTGAAACCGGCTCAGTGACAGAGGCCACCTTTGGAAGCTATGCGCGGCAGCAGGTTCAGGCATCTGGTTGGACAGTTCCGGCTGTAGGAACAGATACTCAGACAGCAGTAAATGCTGCAAATGTTGAATTTCCGGCCTCTACAGGAACCAACAATACAATCACACATGCTTTCATTGTGGACGCTGCAAGCAGCGGAAACATCTTGTTTGTGGGTGCCTTGGACGCAAGTAAGACAATCGCCACCGGCGACATCTTTCGCATCAACGCAGGCAACCTGTCGATAGAGCTAAAGTAACATGGCACTTGTTCTCAGAGATCGCGTAAAAGAAACGACCACTACCACCGGCACTGCAACGTACACGCTTGCAGGCGCTGTTTCTGGTTTTGAGACTTTCGGCAGCGTGGGCGATGGGAACACGACATATTACGCTTGTTCTGACGGCACCGACTTTGAGGTCGGCATTGGAACCTACACTGCGTCAGGCACCACACTAGCCAGAACCACGATACTTCAGTCGAGCAATAGCGATGCTGCTGTGAACTGGAGTTCCGGTACAAGGACGATTTTCTGCACGTTGCCAGCGGAAAAGATGTCCTTCCTTGATGCTTCTGGGAATGTGGTGGCGGCTAACGGTAGCAATCTGACAGCCCTCAATGCTAGCAACCTTGCCTCTGGCACGGTTCCAGACGCTAGGTTTCCCGCAACTCTGCCAGCGGCTAGTGGTGTAAACCTCACTGCGTTGAACGCCAGCAACCTTGCCTCTGGTACAGTCCCAGATGCGCGGTTCCCAGCGACACTACCGGCGGCGAACGGTAGTAATCTGACGGCATTGAACGCCAGCAACCTTGCTAGCGGGACAGTGGCTAACGCTAGGTTGGATGCACAGCTACAAGACGTGGCGGGGCTGGCGGTTACAAACGGTAACTTTATTGTGGGTGATGGGTCTAACTTTGTAGCTGAGAGCGGCGCAACAGCCAGAACATCACTGGGGTTAGGTAGCGCAGCCACATCTAACACAACCGACTTTGAATCCGCTGGGCAAAGCGTAGTCATGGCGATAGCACTGGGGTAACGATATGCCTAATAACTTTAAGACCTTTACAGACACGGCGGTAGGCACCGCTAACGCAGATGTTTACACATGCCCCAGTTCGACAGAAATAACCATTATCGGACTGAACATTGCCAACATCCTGACCGTATCCATCACAGTGAACGTACAGCTAATCAACAACGACGGCGACAACGTACACATCGTCAAGTCGGCTATTGTGCCTGTCGGCAGTAGTTTGGTGGCCGTTGGGGGT